GTACGCCTTTTCTAGTCGGTAGTGGGGGAACGCCCGCCGTCGGAATGTCCCCGACGAACCGCCAACGACGGACGCCCCATAACACTAACGCCCCACGATAACTATTGAAGGTTTACCCGTGTGCGCAGGTCGTGACGCCAACGCAACGGCAAAAACCATACAACGGGCTAACTCGATAGGCCCCGGCGAACGGGCGCTAGAAAGTGCCACGGTCCCCAAGTGTTTAACCATTGTTGCGCGTTCGACGTGTTCCATAAGTAACAACGATCCGCTATGGGCTATGCGGCCTTCAATAATCATTGAACGAACTGGCGCAGTCCACTTGCCTAATTCGCGATAGCCAACGATCGTACGGCGCGGTTCCCATTTAGGGGGGCAAGATATTTCCAAACTAGGCGGCAACGCTAACCGTAGGGAATGGGTGGTACCTAGTTCTTTTTCGACGGCCTGCCACATAGCCGCCAAACTTTCAACGTGGAACGCCACCGTTACAAACGTTTTCTGTTCTACTTGTACGGCCCTAACCCCAACGTAATAACCGCCGTCTATGGAACTTTCAATAGACAACACGCCCCCGCTAGGTATTTCTTGGTCTGTTTGTAACGTCTCAAATAACCCCGGTTCTAGCCAACCAGTAGACGAAGCGACAAAAATATTTACGCTAGAACGCAAGAAAGCGGATCGGTTAGGGCCTTTTGCTTCGGCCTCTAATACCGACATATCGAGCGTGTAGCCAAGCGCGGGGTTTGCGTACGCCCATGCTTCAGGGGTCATAGGGTCTAAACCCGGTGGCGGTTCCCACGATCCAAAATACATAGGGCCAACGTCGCCCGCGTCTATCTGTTTCAAGCCTTGGGAACGCCAACGCAACATAGCGGTACTGTGTTGCGTACCTGCCGTAGAGAACATACAAAACAACGGGTTACGCCTAGCGCGTTGCGTAGGTAATAAACCTTCGTCTATGGCCGCTTCCGATACGTTCCATACTTCGTCTACCGTCACTAGATCGGCGCTGTAACCGTGGCCCGCTTGCGGGGTCGCCGCGCGAACTAGCCAACGGTGCTTCACGCCGGCAGGGTCTAATACCGTTAGTTCGTTACGGCCGTAAGACCATGAAACCGTAGCGCCGTAATGTTCCTCTAAGTACGGGGCTAGATATTTAAACAAACTTACGGCTAGGTCTAACTTGTGGGCCACACTAATAACCAGTTGGGGCGTACCGCGCCTAGGACCTTCAACGGTTAAATGCCAAGCAATGAGCGCCGCCATAAGTTGCGTTTTTCCGCATTGCCGCGCCACGGACGAAAGCCCAACACGACGTAAATAATTACCTTCGTTGTCCATTGCCGTTAAACCTTGGGCTACTCGATATTGCCACGGCATTAAGTCAATACCTAAAAGCGTTTTAGAAACACCCAGTATTTCGTCGGCCCGCGTTGGCGCGTCGTCGGGCGTGATCGTTTCTAGTCTCGGCCAGTTGTGGCCAGTTTCCGCTAGTTCGAACTGGTTTGGGATATACGAAACAGAGCGAGCGGGGGCTTCCGTGTTGTTGTGCGAAAAAAATTCCTTATGGGGTAAGGGTTTGCGGGCGTTCGGTGCCGGCGTCATGGTTTGGCCGTTCTTTGTGTTGGCGCGTCGTTGGTTGCCTAGTTTGGCCCCGCGTGACGCGTTACATGGCTTACACGCGGGAACAAGGTTATCTAGGTCGTCGGTACCGCCTAAGACGTGTGGTACTAGGTGGTCGGCTTCGGTTGCGGCGTTTGTTTGGCACCAATGGCAGGTAGGGCTATCGGCTAGTAGTTGTTTGCGGTTGCGTTTGTATGTCGGGTCGTTTGTTGTGTGTTCTCTTGGCATTTGACTAGCGCCCCTCACTACGTGTCGGGTTGCTCTCGACGTTGTGCGGGGCCGTTGTTGTGTTGTTTCGGGTTTGTCGGGTTTGTTTCATTAGTTACCTTGTGTTGTGTAGTTAAACCTAGTACGGGTATACCTGCCCCACGGGTTGCCACCTAATCCGTGTCCCGTCCGTTCTTTATTGTCGCGGATCACGACGCCTCTTTTCAAAGCCCAAACGTCTTACCCCCACGCCATTAGTTCGTAATGTTAAGCATGAAATAGGGCGCGTTTGTCTACCCACGCTTTCCGTGTGTTTCCCGTTCACCTTGCTAGGGGTGTAGGCCGTGGTCGTATTTAGTTAGTCGCGGAAGTAAAGCGAGAGTATGGCAAGGGTGATACAAGTAACCGCTATGTAGTAGCCAACCAATGCCCACGCGTTCACGATCGTTTAATGCCTTTTAGGTGCGTTATGTATTCCGTAGCCGCCGCATAGGTCATGCCGTTAGTTTCGGGGGGGTCTATGTTGCGTTCGCTAGACATGGTTTCGATTAGTTTTATTTGTGCCGGCGTCGCTAAACCGCGTGGTTGGGCGTGTGTGGGTTTGCGGTCCATTTGTGTTTGAGCATAGGTGCTGTAAACACGTTTAGGGGTTTCGGCGGTTACGGGTGCGGGTTCTTGGGTGCTTGGGTGTTGGTTGCCTTGGGCGGTGCGTACTTCGTCTGCGCTTGCTAGGCCAGTAGTTATACCGAAGCCCATATAACCCAATGCTCGACCGAGGGCCGACGTGGCCCCGTTGGGTTGTTCGCTGTCTTTCGTGAATGGGGTACGCCCCGGCCATACTTCCCAGCAATAAGCCCGCATAGGTAGCGGGTCTAGTTCGTCTCGAAACACGGTTACGGCGCATTGAATGTAGATCCGTTCGCCTAGGTGGATTAGTTCGGGGGCGTCCTCAACTATGCGTAGCGTCGGGTATTTCATTAGGGCCAGTTGTAGGCGGTGCTTGACGTCTACATAGTCGGTCATGTCAAAAGCCATGGCGGGTCTCTTTCCATATTTCTATTGCGCTAGGCATTAGGGCGTAAAAGTCTTTATGAAGCATGTAGTCGGCGTCGCCGCCGTCCAAGTTTGTAAACAAATCTTTACAAATATTTACAACTAGTTCTACGGCTTCGCCTATCGGGTCATCTACTACAATTTTAATTGCCATTGTTTAACGCTCTCAATTTGTCTAGTTCTTTTTCCATTTGGCGCGTTTCTGCGTTGTATACGTTTATTTGGTTTTTGCGTATGTAAATCGCTAACGCGTGGTCCTCTATTCGTAGGATTAGTTCACATTCGCGACAGTCTCGCTTAGGGAATGTTGTAATCGGTCCGAAGGTACATTCGGGTTCGTGGTCGTTCATTTTTTTAGTCCTTGGTGCCGGCGTACTTCGTCTATGGCGTGTCTTAGGCGGTTATATGCCGCGCCGTTACTTTGTCTGTATGCCACGTCGTAGGCGGCTTCGGTAACTTCTTCTAGTAGTTCTATATAAAGCGTGTTTTTGCTTTTGCGGGGTTCTAGTTGTACTTCGTGGGGTTCGTATAGTTCGATATGTTTTGCGTCTATGTACGGGTGACAGTTGTTACGAATTTCGGTTAGTTGGGCTACTAGTCCTAGTTCGTGTAGGGCGTTTAATGCGCCGCTTGCTTGGCCGTGGTGTAGTCCTGTAATGCGTTCTACTTCGGGGCAGATAATCCCCATAGCGCCCGCTTGGGTGACGTGTTCCAATATTTCGCGTCGGCGTTTCGTGGTTATGCCTTCGGCGTCCTCGCGTTGTGCGCGGGCTTTTGAAGTGTCGCTACTGGCTATGTAGGCGCTTGGCATTGTGTTTATGTTGGTCATTGTGTTATTCGACTTTCCATAGTGCGGCAAGTTGTTTGGATAGTTCGGCTATGCGTGTTTGTAGTTCGTCTACTTGGCGTAGTAGTTCGTTGCGTTCGATAATGACGTCTTGTAAGTGATCTCTAAGTGTTTCGTTATCAGTCATTAGCCATTGCCTCTAAATAGTTAGCGGCCGCTTTTAGATCGGCGCATAGTTGCCCGTCGTCAAAAGCGTGTTTAGTGGCGTGATCGCGTAAGTCTTGCGCCAAATGTTGTAGCGACTTGAAGTAATGAATTACTTCGGGCGTCTGATCCTGAACCTTGGGGTTCGGTCGCCGTGTTACTTCGTTTATTACTTCGGCCCATATTTTTAACATGGGGTCTAGTGGTTCGGTCATGGTCGGGTTACCTTTCGTCGGGAATGGTGGGGTTACTATAACGCATTGTTTCGCGTTGGTGTGTCAATTAGCACCTATGCCGAAATTTGCGGACTAGCGGGTGCTTCGAATTACAAACCGAAGTTTTAAGACCCATACAGTTATGGCGTATCGTTCCCCACCCAAACGGACCAACCGGCCATTTCTTAACGCCAGTCTTAGGGTTTACCCAACCTTTCCACGCGACACGTTCGGCAATTTCAACTTGTTTAGCGGGTGACAGGTTGCCTATGTCTCGCCGCCCTGACCAGTTAAAAGCCGTTTGGCGATACAAACCAAGCGCTCCCGTGTAACTACGCGTTGAGTGTTGCCAGTTGGAATTGGTCTCGCATTGGGCGACACGATCCCAAAAATAGTCGGGCATTATTGCGTTGTACTTTTTGTGGGTATGCGGGTCGGGTTCTTGGGCTAACGCCACGCTTGGCCATAGCACCACTAGAACGGCCGTAAAGGCCACTAGACGCCTCACATAGCCTCTAACTTTGTAGGGACGCCCCAAGTATCCCAAGTGTCGTCACGGGTCGCCATATGGGCGCTAATCACTTGGTTAGTTTCGGGGTCTATAAATACTTGTATAAGTACGTTTGTCCCCGCTTTTAGATCTTGTGGCACATAGCCAACTAGGGGTAGGTAAATAAATGTTTCGGGCATAGTGTCGCCTTTCGTCGGGTCCTAAAACCCTAGCGAACCTATTAGGCCGTGTGGGGGTAATCCGTTTTAAGCCTTGGGGGGCTTGGGAAGTGAACGCCAAGCCGCTTCGAATTTGTCGGCGTCGGACGCCATGGCGGGGTCTATTTCTATGTGTAGCCAGTTGGGCGAGCCGGGGCGGGAACCTGCGTTATCGGTCGCCGTAAATACCTTTACGCCTTTTTTACCTTCACCACGTGAACAACGGTACCCCGCGCCCCATGTGCCGAAGTTGTACCAATGTATTTCCGAGATACCAAGAATTTTAGAGTGTTCGCCTAGTTCGCTTGAACCTAGGAACCAGTCCCACATTTCGCGGGCTTGGGCTTCGTCTTTGTATTGAATGTCTGCGGCCGCGCCTGTGGCGTGTACGGATAGTTGCGGGGGGTTTGCGTTGTTACGCATATTACGCAAAACATAAGTACCTAAACACTTGGTTTTCCAACGTCGAGCGCATAAATCGACTAGACGACGTATACCCGGCGTTTCTTTTCCTGCGTTGTAGGCGGGGTAGTACGGGTATTTTCTCATGGTGTCGGCGGTGGTGGATCCTTGGGTCCATTCTTTAACCCGTTGCCGGCTAATACCCCAATTAACCCGCCCGCAAGGGTCATAAGCATAGGGGATAGTACGGCCCATGCTTCGGCGTCGTTGGGTGCTTGGTCTAATGGTTGGGTGACAAATAGCAAACCGTAAATTAGTGACGCAATTGCCATTACGAACGAAACTGTTAGACCGATAGCGACAAAAAGGATTATACGGGCTTTTATTTCCTCATTGGTTAGACGTTCCCTAGGCACAACGGCCGCCCCCTATTTGTGTTTGTGTCCCTATGGTTTCGGGCGCTTTGTTTTTAATACGTTCGCAATTGACACGGGTACGGTCCGAACACGCGGTAAGCGTTATGGCGAGCAGGCTAATCAGGGCTAGGCGTTTCATCGGTTGCCTCTGGTCGTGTTAGTGGTGCTGGTGGGTCTTGGTCATGTTGCCAAATGATAAGACTGTTACCTGACATTGCCCAACCCGACGTAAAACCCGCGTCGTGTAGTAATTGAACTAGTTGTTCGTGCGTCATGCCGATACTTCCATAAGAGTAATTGTAGATAGGTCGCCACCGATTTGAACCGATACGCCACTTGCGTTACTAATACAGTTGAATTGGGTCTTGTATGTTGTGGCCGACGTTGTTGCAGGGCTATCTAGATAGGCAGTACTCATTGTTGCGACACGGACGTTTAGCAATGAGTTTGTGTAGCCTGCGCTGTGCGCTATTAGGGCTATTTGTGTCGCCCCACGCATGAGGCGCAACGCGATAGCGTTTTGAGTATTGAGAACGTTTTTATCGCCGCCGACTTGATTGACTAACACAAGGATTTTGCTAGATGAACTTTGTGGCGTAATCGTTGCCGTAAGATTTGTGTCGGCATAGGTAGAAGTAGCGTTAGTTGCGCTAGTGCTAGTTGTGCCTTGAATTACTTGTAAAATGCGAAACGCCCCGCGTAGGTCGTTTTGTTGGGCCGCGGTCAATACGGCCCCGGTTACAAACGAAGCGGGCAGGTTAGTAGGTGTTGCCATGTTTAGTATCCTAACTTGTTGTTATCGAGCGTGCCGAAAATAGAACTACCCAAAATAAGGTAGTTATTTTGTTCGGCCGACGAAAGACTAAACGTATAGCGAGACGAATTAGGCGTAGCCGAAACCGTGACGCCTTCAATAATGGCCGAAAAACTAGTACCACGAAACACGACGGTTATACGCATACCCATATACGACGGGGGCGACTGACTAGCCAACGCGTCTAACTTGGCGTTGGCTTGACTTCCTTCCATAAGGCACGAAATAGACGCTATGCGAAACTGTGCCGTACCGTAAAGCCCTAGTAGATAGTTGCCGTAATCGGTGGCTTGGCCGCTACTACTGTTCAACGTGTTAATAGCGTAAGTACGAAACGGCGCGGTAGCGCCCGTTTGCGTAACGGTCACCGTAGACAAGCCTTCGGGCGTTAAAGCGATTTGGGTATAGAAGTTGTCGGCGTAACTTGTAAAGTCAATTTGGTCATACCGAAAGTCTGTACTAACTATGGGGGCGTCGTTGAATGTTTCGGCCGCCGCCGGGGTAATTGGGTTTTGATAGAACGGGCTTATTACGTCTATTTCGTCTATGTTGTTTGCGTCCCACATACGGCCGTTAATGGTGGTTAGTAGTTCGTTGTACCAGTCGCCCCAAGTACCCGTAAGCGTTGTAGCGGCCATAACGGGATCAGTTCCCGTTGGGCGATAATAGGAACTTGTAACGCCGTTTTGACCTTCGGCCGCCGTTAGTTGGGCTTGTGGTGCGCCCGACGCCATAGCGTAACCGTTGGCGTTCATACGGGCCACGGCCGCAAAAAAGCCCTCACAACTAATAGTAAGAATGTCGCCGTTACCTACGCCACCCGAATACGGAATACCGTAACTTACGTCTACGTCTCGAATACGGCCCAAAAATAATCCGCCGATAGTATCCACCCAATTAGGGCTTTCTATCTTTATGTACGTCCCCGTTTTAATTGCCGCAATAGGACTAGCGAAACCCGTTGGGTATCTTATTTCTACTTCGGCTGTACTGGCGTTGTATGCGGCTAACTGTTCACCACGGCCCAAACGAACGTTTATGTTTTGAACATCAGTTAAAGCGGTAAACGTTACGCCGTCCGTTGAATATTTAACCTTGTATAGAAACGGCATTATGGGGTACTTACTCGAATAGGTACCGATCCGTTTTGGCGCATATAGGTACGCAACGCCTGTACCACCGCGTTAGGGTCGCCACCGTTTACGTTTATGTTTA